TCAGCGATCGGTCAAGGCCCTCAAGAAGAAGTACCGTCACATCAAGGAAGATCTTCTCACCCAAATCAAGGCATTGGAGGAGAATCCATCTGCCGGGGATCCGATTCCAGGCTGGAACAGGGAGGTCTGGAAGACAAGGGTCGCCAGCTCCGATCTCAAAAAGGGGAAAAGCGCCGGCTACCGGCTGATCTATTTCTGGAGGGTAGACGAAGTGAAGGTCTACCTCCTGACGGTCTACTTCAAAGGGGAGAAGTCGGATGTCACCAGGAGTGAGATAGAGACACTCCTCAAGAAACTGAACCAGGAGATAGAATAGTGGGACACCCCTTGCTTGACCAAATCCGCTCCCTTGACTCGGTTGTCAAGAAGGGGGATTCAGTCAAGCGGGAGGTCTCAAGAACAGGGTGCGTATGGGGTGCGTTCTGCCGGTAGAAAATGTTACATTTTGCCGCATTTTGCCGTTGTAACATGTTGAAGTTATTGAAATAGCTAAATTAATATCCGGCTCATAACCCGAAGGTCGTTGGTTCGAATCCAGCCCCCGCTACCAGAAAATCCAAGGGGTTAGCTGCAACAGCTAACCCCTTTTTTTCGGCCGGGTGCGCGGGGGGTGCGGCGGTGTCTCTCCTCAAAACCTCCTAAGCTGGTGTCCGATGAAAGTTATTCTGCGACAAAATGAAATGGAAAATGCGACAGAATTTGCCAAGCAAAATTTGAGCGCAAAAAACCTGTTCGATTCAGGTGGTTAAATCGACAGGTCAAACTTACAGCTTATTTTTCAGTTATTAGAAGTTGGTGATCAGCAGCTCTTTCCCTTCTGACCAGTCCCCTTTCGGAGCAGAGTATTTCAAAACTACGGGCCGAATCTTGAACCGGCCAAACGTCTCCCGCATCTCGGGAAGATCGTTGATGCTCAAAACAAACTTGCTTCGAATCTGGCTCAGCTGCTCGGCCATTTCCTGGTAATCCGAAAGCTCCAGATTGTGTGCGTAAAAAGGCGCTCGATAGTAGGGCGGATCCAAATAGAAAAACGTCTGAGCCTTATCGTATCGCATCAAAAATTCCTGCCAGGGCAGGTTCTCAATCGTCACCCTGGCCAACCGCAAATGTATAACGGAAAGCTCTTCCTCAATCCTCAGCAGGTTTATTCTCGGCCCTCGCAAAGGCCCTGCGCCAAATGTCCGGCCCTTCACCCTTCCGGCAAAGCAGTGGCGCTGCAAATAGTAATATCGTGCCGCGCGCTGGATGTCGGTAAGCCCGCCGGCAACCTGCTGCCGTTTAAAATCATCGAACCACTCGCGGCTTGTAAGCAGCCATTTAAACTGCTTCAAGAACTCCTCCAAATGGTGCTGCAGAACCCGGTAAAATGTCACCAGATCGCTGTCCAGATCATTGATCGTTTCGTACCTGCTAGGCTCTTTCCTAAAAAGCACCCAGGCAGCGCCGGCAAACACTTCACAGTACGCCTGGTGGTCAGGAATCATTTTGATAATCGTTTCCGAAAGCTTGGACTTTCCCCCAATGTATGGCAAAGGACTGTTCACTGCTCTTAATCTCCCCCTGCAAATCTGCCTAATGCTTCGCGAGCCCCGTGCCGATATTAAGCACGGGAGCAGATCGTCTTGTGCGGTTGGTCCGTTGTTGGCGCAACGGGTCAGTGGGGATGCTGCAATCATCCTCGCCTGCTCCTCAGTTTGTCACTTCCGGAACTGCGCTTATTCCGAAAACATCCTGCTTAAGTACCTCTGCCTGATCGTCAGTAATAATTTCACCTAATGTGGCGGCCTCATCAACAGTCGCGTTAAGGTGGATAAGCAAAACCAAATTCTCGGCTTTCTCGACCCATTCAATCACTTTGGATCTATCTAAGCCTTCGGGATAACCCTTCTTACCACCACCATAAATGACATCCAGGCCATAGCGGTCAGTATAAAGAGGACGATTCAGTAGTTTCCCATTCTTGTCGACGTAGGGTTGTTCCTGTAATTGTATCCTTACCCAAGGCATTCCCATGTCTCCAATCTTAATCGTTTGTAATAAGACACGTTTTTGAAACAATCAAAAAGTAAAGACCCATGTCAATGGGACCTGTTCCGGAGATGGTGGGTATAGACCGTATGCCCCCTGTTTGAGCAAGAAAACCGTCGAAATTGCCGGCAAACTGAGCCCGTTTTGTAGCTGAAAACTCAGACCATTTAGTCACTAAGGTCGTGGAATACCCAATCCGAGTAAAAGTGTTGTCAGACCAGAGATAAACGTAATAAAGAGTATTTGCGGAGAGAGCGTCACCAATAGCTTGAGCCTCCTGTGAATGCCCACCATCATCGAGGTAAAAAGTCAACGTGCCGGAGTTGAGATCAGCAGCAATTTGCGCATTAGTATCCCCATAGACCCACGACATGAACCATCCAGTCATATCTGTGCCAGTTCGAATTTTAATAATAATCGTGTGACTGGACTGGCTGGCGAGCATGCCGTTAAACCCGCCTTCAGGCCACGTAAAGTATGTCCCCCCCGTAGCCGTACGGTAGTAATAACCCCCATCCAATACAGCAGCGCCGATTCCACCAACCTGCGTAAGTGTCCGGTTGGCCTCTGAAAGTCCCCCCCCCTGCCCCACCTCATTGGCTCCGGCGCCGCCATCGAAAATCCAAATTACTGTACTATCGGAGTCCCCCCAGCCGGCCTCGTTAGTTTGGCGCCATGTGGCCAACGATGTCTCTGGTGCAAGATCGGCCTGTTTTGCCATCAACTGAGCAGGGAGAATCCCCAATGCTTGAGCATCTTCCACCGCGCTCAAGCCAAGAGCGTGAATAGCCGCCAGCCCGGCCATGCCTCCGCCGGCTAGGCGAAAGCAGTTCAGCAAAAATTGGCGTCGTGTTTGGTCTCGCATTAATTGGCCTCCACTGTGGGAGATCCGCTCGTATCGACATTGTACGTGCTAACGCCGTCGCTCCAAATCACCAGCTTTTTCTGCATGGCGGTTCCGGCGAGAACATACTTGGAGACTCCGGGAGTGCAAGGGGTATTGCTGTAAACGGTGTCCCCGGCTTCTCCAACGTGTATATAAAGCGTGGTCCCGTTTTCGGCGGTATCGTCCCTGTTGAAAAACCAGAGATTTTCTCCTCCCCCAGGGGAAACAACGTAAAAGGTCTGGCCGGAATCTGGTGATCTGGCTATGTTGCTCGCGCCCGTGACGGAGGTATTAAAAAGGCTGTTACCTGAAATCGTCGTATCTCCAATACTCGCCACTGCAAGGCCATTAACTTTCACGGTCGCAACCCCACCGCGAAATTGGAACCCGCTCACAGTTGAAAAATTCCCGGTAGTCGCATTCATGCTTACCGCGTCCACCTGAATTGCCGTCTTACCTTCAATTACCGGATCGCCTGGGCTGCTCCATGCAGAATATCCAAAAATGGATCCGATAATGCACGCGACGCACGAAAAATAAATAACGAGTCCCCTTGCATCCTTGATACGCTCCTTCATATGCTCCTCCATCGCGTTTATGATCCGTTTCCGGCCCTGGAGATCTCCACAACCGTGTCCGAACCAATGCACTCGAGCACGATCCGATCGTACTGGTTGTCCAGGCTAAAATCCACGCCCTGCAGCTTGATGTATATGCCGTTTTTGACCACCACGGTCCTAGCGTCGTTGGCCGGCCGCAGCGTCACTTGCTCTCCGTCAGCCAGGCCCGTAATCTGCACAAGGTCGTCACTTGCCGCGCTCTCATAAGTGTCAACGCTCCAGGGACCCTTTCCGCTCATCGCCGCGACGCCCACATCGGACAACGTCACGCTCCTGACCTTCGGCGATCGCCCCCGCAGCACCTCTTCCCAATCCGTTCCGTCCCGCACGAGCAGCAGCCAGTCCTCGCTGTCATCCATCGTAAAATCAGCGTCGTTTTTCAGATGGATCTGGCCGGCGCCCCCTGCTGCGTGCTTAACCACCACCGTTCTAGCGTCATCCTCGGGATGAATCAGCAGCAGCCGCCCGTCCGGATGATTCGTAGTCACGATATTGGTCAGGTTATCGCTCGCCGCGTCCGTTTCGGTATCGACAGAATGGATCCCAAGGGTCGGCGTCACCGATCCTGAGCTGATTGTCAGCTCGCTTTCTGCGCTCCCACCCAGCAGCTCGGCAATGACGTCGCGAACGTCCTCCAAAGCCGTCTTCTGCTCGCCCACGGTCCTTGCCGCATTTTCAATATATCCCGACGCCGGCAGTGTGCTCATTCCATTCCTCCGCTAATAGCCCTGTACCTGGGCATCGATCAGCCCGGATGTAAGGTTACCGTTCACATCAAACACGTGCACCAGTGGACCAGTTTCGCTTTTGTCCATCACTTTCGCAAAAATTCCACTTCCGCCGTCATCCTGCAGCGTAACCATCACGTGAGTAATATCTCTATAAGTCTCCGTTATAGGCAGCCTTGTTCCGCCCGATCCTATTGCAACGTCATCGAGCAACTCCTCAAGATCCGGAACATCCAGTTTTGCGGCAAAATCGCGGATGACGCCCTGCACCACGCCGGCGCCGGTCACAACCTTAAACTCATACTTTTGCCTCGTCGCGTCGACCTTGCCCGGCCAGGTCTTGAACTCTTCAGCCTCTGCCCAAAAGGTGTCCGCATCATCTCCCCAGAAGGTGGCTGAGTCGGGAGTTTCCCAAAACAGGCTGCCTCCGGCAGTACGGTAAAGCACCTCGTACGGGCTGCCCTCGATGTCATAATCAAGGGAGATCCCGCCCGGCAAATCCTCGGTGTTGGGTGTAAACTCGCACACGTAGCTCATTTCCAAATAATCCGCGTCCCAAAACACCGCAGACTGATCCGCATCCCAGAAGACCACGCTGTCGCTCTCCGGCCAAAACAGCGTCAAGGTGTCGGCCTCCAGATCGGTGCCGTTCACCGTTCCGTTTTCAATGGTGCCCGGAAATCCCTCCGCCGAAAAGTCCTCGGTTACCACCACATTGGCAACTGCCGGGTCGCCCAGGTCTTTCACCAGTACCGCTGCGTTCGTGCTTCGGTTGCCGGCAACGTCCTCGGCTTTCACCATGATTGTGCGCGTTCCCTTCGGCAAACCGTCCAGGTGAAACACCGTTCCAGCCCATAGTCCGTCATGGGCGGCGGTAGCGTCTTCCCAGCTCATTCCAGTGCCGGCCCTGTGGCGCACTCTAAAACCGGCGAAATCAAGCGGAGGAGTGGCATAATTCCACCTGAGCACATTCCCCTCCACCCATAACCTTTCAACGTCCGGAGGTGGCGTTGTCTTGCCGATCACGGTGTGATCGTGAATGCTTGTCCACTCGCTTACGCGGCCGTCGTGGATCTTGTAGCGAATCCGGATGTCATAGGTCTTGCCCTCAGTCACACCCGCAATGTAAATCTGCGGCACGTAATTCGGGAATGTGAGCCTCTCCCAGGATCCGTCCGAGTCGTCCAAGCGGTAGTCCACTTGCGTCTCGGCAATCTGGTCAAAAAGCCTGCCGCGCTGATATTTAAAAACAATGAGAATTCTCGGGTGAAAAACGCCGTCCGTCCCGCGCTCCAGCACGCTCTCCCCGGAATCGATCCGATCGATGATAGGCGTCCCGATGACGGTGAGCACGTCCTGCTGCAACGTGATCTGCGAGTTAAATTCGGGTATGGTTCCCTGGTCGGCAGTCTGTATCGCAGGAGAATAATCGTACGCGGTAATGCGAGCATTAAGCCCACTTGAAGGCTCGATGCTCTTAATGATCATCTCTGCGCTCTCGAGTCCCGATAACCCAAACAATCCGAGGTCGCCCTTCGCCGGCGCACTTTCGAGAATCACCGGCGTCTCAAAAACAAGCGCAGTCTGATCACCCGGATCCGTTACTACGGGGCAGAGCAGGCTGCTGTTATCGGCCTTTCGGAACCGAATGCAGTACACCTTTCCGGACACCATGCTCATGATGGAGTCCATCGTTACACCGGTCGCATGCGTGCCGTTATCCTGCACGCTCTTCACGCGGCCCCAGCCAATGCCGATCAGAAGAACATCATGGCTTGTCCTTACCAGATCCCCTTTGGTGCAAACGATGTGCTCCACGTCCGCATTCCAGGTATAGGTCTCCGGCCTGAGGCGCGCCTGCGCGAGATGGAAACGACCATGCATCCAAACCAGGTCCGAATCATCGATTCCGGGCAGCTCCAATTGCTCAAACCGGGTAGCATTGGCTTCGCTATATCCGTCGTCGTAGACGACACGCTCATCTTCCTGCCAATCCTTATTCTTGTTGGGGAAACGGACCCGAAAGGCATGTGGCATATCGATGAAGGTTTTCTTTGCGGAAAAGCCCCAGGAATTTCGCGGTGTGAAGTGCTGCCGGGGAATTGTCTGAGCACGCTCCCACACGACACCCCGCTTTCCGTTCACGTAACAAGGAGATGCCCGTCCGGCCGACGCTATCTCCTCCAGGATGTCTTCAACGCTTGACCTGAAATCGATAGGCTGGTTGTAGGCGAAACCCTTGGCAGTACAGAATTCATGCCAGTCCTGCAACCCGTCCAGGTCGACCTGGGCGTCGCTCAGCGCCCGCTTGTTTGCCGAGCCCTGAAGCACCTCTCTGTAGAGGCTTGCCGGATTGCTTGTGGTGCGCTCAATCCATGTGCTAGTTCCGGGGTTCCAATCTCTTATGATTGAAGCACCGACCGCATTGAAAGTGTCCACCACCCCATTCAGCTGGTCCGACGCCTTGATCCTGACTGCCACCAGGGCCAGCCCGGTCATATTGATCGGATGAACGCTATGAATCGACCTGAGTGCCGTCCACTGCACCGTATCCACGATAAGGGAGTCGTTTGTATCGGCAGTGGTCCTTCTCAGCCGAACATCGTAACGTCCTGTCTCGACCGAAATCCGCTGAGTCTTCCTAATGGTGGATCCGCGCTTTGCCGTGGTCGAAATCGTGCCGGTCGTCCACACACCGGCCCCGGCGACGGAGTATGCATACTCCACCGCCACCGTCCGCGACGCCTCCGGATCTTCCCCCTCTTCATAGCTTTCCTTGAATTGAATCAGCCCGCTCGGGAAGGTGATATCGAACGAGATCTCATCCGTATCTGCAGATGTCGTTCGCGTGTACCATCCGCCTGCAGAGGTCAGCCGAATATTAAGGGTCTGCTCCTCGATGTCATTGCTGAAAAGAGTGATCGGAGTGTCGCTCGCGTAGCCCTGTTTGACCTGGTATTCCACCCCGGTGAAATTGGCAAGCGGCGTATCCCCTATTTTCATATCCGAGATCTCCAGTGGCCCGTAGCCCAACACGAAAAGCATCCGCAGGTACTGCTCGTCTCCGGCGACCTCCGTGTACGGATCTGCGCCATAGGGCGGGATGATCTTATGCCGCCCCAGGATCCGGGGAACCGGCCCGTATCGGTTGCTCTGGTTTCTGCCGCCCGAAAGGGATGGACTCTGCGTTATACCCGCGCGGGATCCCCGTTGCCTGCCTACGCCGGGCAGTTCTGGAGTCCGAAGAGAAAGGCTCGGCTGTTTGGGTGGCTTTGCAATAGCCTGCATGACCAGAGCGATGGCGGTCGATATGGCCACCATGATCAGCGTCTCTATCGCTATAATTTCGACCGCATAGAGCGCTACTGCCACGATGAGAGGGATTACCGGCGGTTTGGGCACAGCCCTTATGACAATGAGCGAACCGGAAGGGGGGACATAGGTATTATGGGCATCGGCCGGAAGCGGCATGCCGTCGATCTGCACCACCGCTTTGGCCCGTTTGATTCCAACCTTTTCGATTATTTCCCTGACTGTGAGGCTTGCCGGAACCCACAGCTCAACAATTTCGCAAGAAAAGGGATGGCGCCTGGCCACAACCCGGTTCATGATGACAGTTGCGGGAAGGCAAAAAGCTTTTTGTATTTCCAGCCCCTTATTCATTTTCGGGACAATACCTAAAAAAACCGGCAATTCGTCTATTCCACCTGGCGCCGTTCAGTCGATCCAAACATGCTGCCGTCCCACGGGTTATGTGTATCATCTCATTTCGAGCAGTCATCACTCCAACATGCCAGGGTTCACCCATTAACCTAACCAGGATTGCATCACCTGGTCGAGGTTCGCTCACTTCTACCCACGGAGCCGACTCCCTCTTGATGATCCGCGAAACCTCATCCCTGTCCTCTGCAGTCGAGTACTCCTCCGAATAGGAAGGCAGCGTGATTCCGAGCTGCTCCTTGTAGATCAGCCGCAACAGTCCCCAGCAATCCAAGCCGTCTCTTTCGCGACCGTGGTCTTTATAAGGAATGCCGATATAGCTGCTCACGTCAAACATCAGAACACACCCGGAAATGTGCTCGGGAGAAAGCTGTCTCCCGGATACGGTTCGTTCATAAAGGTCGCAAGGGTCAAATCACCCTGGATGGTCATGGCATCATACTGGGCGTTCCGAAGCTCAAAGTTTGGAAACTCCGCCTCAATCGTTTCCGGATCCGATGCCAACACCACCTTTATCGTCACCTGCGGCACACTGCTCAGGCCCCGGAGCCACGCAACGAGTTCCCTCGACACATTGTCCACGGCAATCCTTGCCCTGGCCGCCCCGCTTTCCGGATCGTCGGGCAGCACGATGTCAAACGGCCATGCATAATAGGTATTCCCATCGTGAACAGTGTTAACCCCGTCACTGGAAATACGGATAGGCTCGGCCGCCCCGGTAGAAATCTCAACGAGTATGATGAACGCCTCGCCTGTTTCCTGCGCATTCACCGCCTGTCTGAAGGTTAAACTGGTATTCCTCACGGCATAATCTCCAGGCTCAAATCCACCGAATACTTGCCACCGCCCGCCTTCGTCCACTTCGGCTTTTCAACAAACCGAAACTCAACCGAGGCTCCCGTTCTAGGGCTTGTCCAGTAGAAACGCTCGGCGCCGCCCTTGAGCGTGTCCACATAAAATTCATCCAGTGTTTCCACCTGGGCGGCCGTCATAATCTGTTTTCCCTTGATAGGCCTTACCCCTGCCGTATGCCTGCGCCTTATCTTGGCCGGGCCCGCATCCATATCCGTCCGAACAATCAGGTTTGGCGATTCTTCTTCATATCCTCTTTGCAGAACCTTTTGCGGTAAAGTGGCCGGCCAGGTGTAGCTCATCACCGCCCTCCAACTACAGGGGCTGTGCCGAACGTGCTGCGGAGCACCTGAAAAAGCGGCCCTCTCCCCGACGCCACGTTACCGGCTATTTTCTGCTCGAATTTAACGACGATATCCTCGCCGCCCGTTTCATTCTTGCTCCGACTGGTGGCAACTTCCCCGCCGTTGTCGCTGATGATGGTGATGTTGGTTACAGGCCCTCCACCACGAGGGTATACCCTCTCTCCCCTTTGCAAAATCGCCGGGTACTCGTCGGACATCAGGCCGCCATGAAGTCTTGGAGCATTGCGAAAAAGTGCGGCAGGAACGCGAACCTTTGGTCCGCCGTAACCTACAACACCCCCGGCATGCAGATATTCCGAATTATAGGTTGCGGCTGAATCATAACCGGAAGTCACAGCAGATTGCCCTCCGCCTCCGCCTCCAAAATAAGCGCTTTCAGCCATGCCCACTGCGCTCATCGCCGACTTGACCCAGCCTCCGCTGTTATCCTTCCCGAACATGAGCTCCCTGGTCACCTGCCCCAAATAGTCCGATATGGCCCGCTGTATGCTTTGCAGCACTGCAGTTGCATAATCCGCCAGACTATTGAATTGGCCCGTCATCACATCGAAAAACAAATCGCTGAAATTCTGCTCCATCGCCTCGGCGGTGCGCTCGCTCAGTTTGATCATGCTCTTGGACACTTCGTCCATTTTCTTCAGCTCGTCATCCCGTATTTTTTGGTTCACAATGGCCAGCTCGCCCAACCCCTGGCTGCGCTTCACCTCCGCGTCCCAGGCTTTATCCACGCCGTCGAGGTAGTTTTGCAGCCATTCCTCGCGGTCCTTCTCTTCCTTTTTCAGCGCGTCTTCCTTCCACTGGGTTTCCACATTTACCAGTTCGCCTATGGCCTCATTTCTCTCCACCTCTCGCTTCCATGCCGCATCGACATTTTTCAAATAGTCTTTGAGCCACTCATCATCATAGATCTGCCCGCCACCGCCTTTACCTGTGCTACCGCCGCCGGCAGGCTTTTTGGCTTCGAGGTTAATGAGCGATCGGCTCACAAGCTGCATCGATTTGTTAAGGGCTGCAATGCGCGCTTCCACCTGCGCAACGCCGTCAGGCCCGGCCGAAATTCTGCCCGCAGGCGTGTTCTTGAGGTAATTCAGCAGCCGTTGCTCGGCCTCGATCTGTTCGGCTATTTTGATCCGCTGATTTTCGAGCGCCCCCTTCTCATCGGGCGGGGTAAACATCTTCTGCCAGTACTCCGCAGCCTCCCGGACGACTGAAGACAACTCTTTCAGCGTTGGGATCATGCCGGTGGAAATTGATAGTACAAGCTCGCCCAGCGCCTCTTTTGAGTCGCCCCAGATATTGGCAAGCTGCTTCCAGGGGCCTATTCCGGTGTTCGCCAAAGCCTCGGCCTGGCCGCCTACCTGCTTTTCGATTTCGGTCAGAACCCCGACAAATCCCTTGCTCTTGAATGTGGCGTCGTCAACGGTGATCCCGACGCGCCGCAGCTCCCCGGTCATACCCATACTCGCCTTGCCAAGCATATTTGCGGCCTGCACCGTATCCCCACCCATCAGGGCGGCCAGGTCTGCCATTGTTTTGCTTGTTCGAGGAAGGAGATCGTCGGTGATGTCCTTGTACGTCAGCAGGAATTTCTGTCCTTCCACGATTGCATCGTCTTCAAACGTGGTCAGTTCCTGCAGACTTTTTGCGGTATTCAGAAGGGTGCCCTGCAGCTCGGGGGTATAGCGCCCCATGCTGCGCATGGCCTGGGTCATTCCGGCCAGGGCCTCCTGGCCTCTTCCGGCTTCCGATACCCATCCGGCGATTTGTGACTTGATTGTGCTGAACGCGAAATATCCGGCCGCGGCCTTAATAGCCTTGTCCCATTCAGAGGTGAGTGATTTTGCCGCCCGCCCCTGTTTGTTCATGGACTCGGTCAAATCGTCGTGCGACTGCGCCACCTGTTTGATTTTCAGCAGGCCGGTCGAGGCATCGACTTCAATCTCGAATTGCAGCTTATTCGCCATGCTTTCCTTTTATCCCTTCGGATCCCGGGTCAGGCATATCGTCCCTTTGCCGCTCAATCATCGCGTGTTCCAGCGCGCGCAATTTTCTGAGAATAGTAACGCTCATCTCAATCTCAATCGTCTCTGCTACTTTCCACACTGCATTGTAGTCGAGCCCCACGAGCCCCATGCCGCCCGTCCGCCACTGGGTTCCCGACATCGACCAAAGGTCCCAGGCGTCCTCGTTCTCCTCCAGCAATTCGGGCATGCACGCTCTGCAATCCGGCTCCCTTCCGCTCTCCTGCCAAAGCTCCCGGCACACGTCGCAGTCGGGCTTTTCCCATACCCGCTCTGCGACCTCGATTAGTTTTTTTCAGCGTCCGCCGATCCAAAGGTTTCATTCAAAATCGCCACCAGCGTCTTGAACGATGCGTGCTGCGGCAGCTCCTCCAGCATGGCTATGTCGCCAGGCGAGAGTACGAGCGCAAACACGGGATCCATCACTTCATCTGCGGCTGCCGAATTGAGATCATGCAGAATAACGCCTTGCTTCTTGAGCGCCTTCACTTCTTTGCGAAGCAAGGCGCGTACCTTTATGGTTTTTTCCCCCACTTTAACTTCCGCCATCTTTCCCCTCCGTTTTGATAAGTTGTCACAAAATACGTTTTATTTTGACCCTGGACCCGGGACCTTCCGACCTATACCAGCACCATCCACCCATGCATCCGGCCGCTGAACGAAAGCCTTCCGAGCCCGCTCTTGTCCGCGTTGACGTCATAGCTGGAGATCTTCGCGTGACTCAAAAAGGTCGGCGCCCCGGTTGTGTAGGTGGGCGAAAAATACCCCGTGGTCTGGCAGGGCTCATAGTAGCTGGTCGCATCCACGTAAAAGCGCAGATCCGTCACATCCTCGCGATCGATGTGCGCCTTACGCATAGACTCCTGCCCCGTCTCATCGTCCGGCCTGAGCCATCCGTCGAAACTGAAATTTCCGTCCTTCCAGATGCCGTCCGTAAACGACTCGTGTTCCTGATCGAACTCGGTCGAATCCAACTCCTCCATCGTGGGCGGAGTGAATTTCCAGGTTCCCATGCCGAGCACTTTGTCGCTGCCTCTCGTAACCTTTTTCTTTTTTCCGACTTTTACGCCCATTTCACCCTCCCTTTAATCAACCCATTTGTACCGTTTAACTCGCCGGTAAAGCTCATATGTGGCCCTGTTGACGATCATCAGCGACAGGTGCCCGATATCGACCGCCGTATCTACCAGGAGGTGCATCCCCTTGGCTCTCATCTTGCTGCAGAACTCGATGTCCTCCCCCACCGGTTTCCCTGCTTGTGTCCTGGTGGTCTCGAACCAGGGCCTGGGGATCTCCGTGAAAATTCGCGCGCGGTAAAGGATGCACCCGCACCCCGTGGCGTCCACCTCCACGAGACCACCGGAATAAATCTCCTCATCGGGGACATGCTTGTATTGGCCCTTCTCCCCTCGGTAAAGCAGTGCATCGAACGGAGGATAGCGCCTGTGGACCACGCCGCCGATCGCGCCGACCTTTCCCGTCATTCCGGAAGTCTTCAATCCGGAATCCAGGTCTTCAATCCCCTCCAGCAGCCTCATCACCGTGTCCGGCGGATACACCTGGTCCGTGTCCATCATCAGAATATGCGTGCAGCACTGATCCAGCGCGCGCTCGACAAGCGCATTCCGCATGGTTTCGATCGTCCCGGGATAGTCCGGTACCAGCAGAGTGAAGTCAGGCTTGTCCATACAGGTAAAGCTCACCCAGAACTGCGTGTACTCCTTTTCGTAGGTCACCGGCAGCGCGATCGCCAGCTTGAACTCGCCGGCCATAACCTCCTGCGATCTCTTCCAGAACAGCTCCCGGTCATGCCAGAGATTCTCCTCGGAGTAGACCCGCCGGTAATCGTCGTCCGTCTCAGCCCCGGTCACATCCGGATGATCGTGCACAATCCGCGCGTTCTCCGCCCAAACGTACCGCCCCAGCTTCTGTACTCGAATGAGCAGTTCGTTGTCGCAGTAGCAGTGCCGGTACCCGGTGTGAAAAAATTCCCCGCCGATCAGGGGCAGCAGCTTCTTATGCCCCATCCAGTGCGTCATGAGCTTGTTGCCGTCGTTCCTGCCATCGTTCAGCCCCACCAGCCCCCAACCGTCAGGAAGTCCGGCCATCGCCTCGAGGGCGGCCTGCAAGAACCCAGGCTGAGGAATCGTGTCGTCCCCCAGGAACATGACCAGGTCGAACCGGCTCAGGTTCGTTAGCATAGCGACCATCCGCGGGCAACCAATGCGGGCCGGATCTCCGTGCGACACGATTTCAACCTCCACGCTTCCGCCCATCCTGGATTCTTCAGCCCTGATCGCCTCAATACACCGCTGCGCCTTCTCCGGCCTCACCACCGGAATAATGACGCTGACTTTCGTCCCTGTCGTCCCTTGGGTCCCTTGATTCTCAGTCATCCACCACCTCTATCGTCTCCAGGCTGATCTCCGCATAATGACAGAGCACACCGAAAAACATCCTCGGCTCTATCACCTCGGCCTGGGCATAATTGGAGTCCGTCACAGTGCCGTTCAAATCCGCCTTCTCTTCGAACTTCTCGCAGATGCGCTCCACGGTGTTCTCAAACTCGATTGCGGTCGCATCATCGTCCCTCAGGCCAAAGACCCCGCGAAGCATCCACCGCCTGGTCCTTCGCACACCCTCATCGAATTCTGATTCTTCCACGCTCCTTTTTGCCTGAGCGATCATCCACCCGTTTATTTCCTTCTTGCCGTCTGCGGTTTCGTGCCGGAAAAGCGACATAAACTTGTCCCGGTCCTTGGCATGCCGCACGTACTGGTGCACAACGCCCACGCCCTGAACGCTTGCAAGTATCGCCGCGATCTGGTCCCTGATCGCATCCAGACTCATGAATTGAGCCTCCTGGTCACACGGCCGCCGATCGACGTCAGCTGATCCTGCACCCAAGCTTCGTTCTTATCCCAGGCCTGCTGAAACATCTTCGCCCCGTCCGGGATGCTCGAAAAACCCGACGCGCCGATTTTCCGCGCAATCACGAAAGCGACCGATCGCTGCTCTTTCTCGTCCGTTATCCCGAGCTTCGACCGAACCCACGGAATAAGCGCCGCGATCGGAGGCTGGGCCTTCCCGGGTCGCCGCCCCAGCTCGATCACCTCGCCGTACTCGACCGGTGTCCCCAAAATGCCCCTTACCCGCATCCCCGTCGACACGGTCTCTCCAAAAATATTCCCGGCCAGTCCCGCATCGCCGCCCACACCGCGCGGAGTGCCCTCGATCGTGTCCTTTTCGAGCCTGGCCATAACCAGGTCCATCACAGCCTCAGTCTCTTCCAGAGTCACATCCGGAAACTGTTTCGCGAGCTCGCGGAGATCGGTCAGGTTGTAGGTGATTTCGATTTTCATTCTTGCCTTTTCGCTTTGCGCTTTGCGCTTGCATCAGTGCGAAAGTCTTGTCCGGTCCGTTGCCGGCGCCGCAGCCGTCACGAATGCCGCCGCATTCCCCTCTTTGATCCCGATGTGCTCGTCATACTCCGCCTGGTATTCCTTTTTCATCCGAAGGTAGCGCTCCGACTTTCCGGCATGGTTCACGCTGTCCGCGTTAATGGTGCTGTCCTCATCAGTGGCGTACGCCGCAGCGAGCATCTTGCAAAAGTAAGCGGCAGCCAGGGCCTGCACCGCCTCTTCGTCGGCATCGGGCACCGTGCACTCTTCATCCGTGCACACATGCATGCCGGTATAGGTAATGCGGATCTGCTCGGTAGCGGCCGGCGTGTCGTCCAGAAACCGCAAATACGTTCCGGCCGGCTTTTTGTAGATTTCGACCTCATCATCCAGGAGGAGATCCGGGTTTTCATCCGTGTCGTCGACCGGGTACTCCACCGTTTTTACAATGCTGAACTCATCGCTCCAGTGATCGAGATCGCCGAGGTCATATTCAAACCCGCCGTCTCCGGCGATGTCTTCCACCACCTCGCGCGGCCGGTGCTTGCTATAGGTCTTGATCGCCTTCGCGATCGCCTTGATGATCTCGGGCTCCCCGATCGGGTGGTTATCCCCGGGCACCAGCTTTTTCACTTCCCCGATGTAGTCCTGCCGATTCGCCATTTAGTTTTTGAAAACCCCCTCGATCTCGTAGGTAATCGTCTCATTCCCGTCCGGTCCGCTCACCACCTGCTTCATCCGCAGGTATTTCCCGAAATTCGTAATCTGGTACGCGGTCGCGCCCGTGGCGTTTATGCCCGAAGCGATCGTCGAATGATGGTAATAGGTGCTGTTGTCTTCGGAGGTCTCTGCGACCAGGCTGAAACTGGGGACCCCGCTCACCCCCGACACGCTCACCAGGATGAGCCCCTCCGTGTAGTTTTCAACGAGCATCCCGGTAGAGTATGCCGTCCCCGCCGCATGCGTTGCAGCGCTCGCGAACGTTTTGTCCCCGACCTTCCGGTCCGCCCCGAAAACCGTCCCCGCCAGGGCCAGAATCAGGCCAAAGCACAAAGCCGCTGCCGCCGTCCTGCCAAAGTTCCTTGTTCTCATGACCCAACCCCCGCGCTTTCCCACAATCACCCCTCTACGGCCCTGTTTCAACCCTTTCTTCCCCCTCCCGCAACGGGGGAGGGGGAAGAAAAGAAAATCACTCCCACTGCCCCGCCGCCACTCCCGATGTTCCGGACCTGGGCATCTGGGTGTTGACGATATAGGTGTCGGTTCCGGTGGTCACTCCGGCTCTCACCGCCTCCTGGGAAAGCGGGCCCGCAGTGGCCATGTACTGGCTGACTCCCGTGGTGGGCGTTTGAAAAACCGTAACCCTGCCTTGAACCACCTTGTCGAGCAGAAGAGGCGTCCCGATCGGCGTCACGCAGTTGGAAGACTCTGTGCCAAGGCCGGCAGGCATTCCGCTCAATATGCCACGCGTCACTACCTCCACCTTGGCGCCCGAAGCCGCCGTGTTTCCCGCAAACCCAACTGCGGGTCTTCGATCGGCATCGTCCGCGTCCGCCTTGTAAGCTTTCCCATTATACCTGTTCAGCGCGATCGCATCCCCAATCGTAATGGCCTCGCCGGCCGTTGCCCCGAACGACTCCCACTTCTGCACCCAGTGCTTGTTGGTCGTAAACGTCCCGTTCGCCGCCCAGGCATTATCGGGCGTCAGCGCCTGAATCTGGGGCGCAGGCGGCCAGATCTGCGGAATCACCGACCAGCCGAACGCAGCCACGAAAATCCCGATCATCAAAATCATTGCCAGGCTGACCCTGTTTCGTCTCATGAACTTCATCTTCCTGCCTCCTTTTCGATTCCGTTTTCGAAACCCCTTTCCCCCTTCTTTTGAAAGGGGGATTAAGGGAAATTTGTTTGGTGTTTTCGCTATGCGCTATGCCCTATGCGCTCTGCGTTTTACGCCACCACCGCCTTGTAAGCCCCGCGATAATCCGGCAGCTCGCACTCATACTCGTGCCGGATCTTGTAATCGACCTGGTCGCGCACGAACATGTTCCCGGTAGTGGGCACGTCCGCCACGAACATCTCCGGCTCCTGCTGACCGTTCAGGAACGCAAGCTCCAGAATCTCCACCTCGTTCGGATCCGCGAACATCATCCAGTCGTTCGTGTCCGTCATGAACGGGCACTCCACCATCCCCTCGGGCTTAAAGAACCCGTACATGGGGTTGGCTTCAGTAAGGTCATCCGTTGCCGGCTGCCACTCGTTCAACGCCTTGACCGTCCCGTAAAGGTCGCTCGGGAACGCCACCGTAACGGGCCTCAGCTGCAGCCTCTCTCCGGATCCGGGCTCGGTCATTTTTGCCATCGCCACCTTTGCGGCCAAAGCCGAGGCAATGGCATAGGCGGTCGAGCCGAGGTTCCCGTGGTCCGCATGGAATATGGCCTTGCTGTCGCCCTCGTAGGTGGCATTGTCAATGAACTTGTTCCAGCACCTCTTGGCCAGCGTCCGCCTGGCGGCCCTGGGAAGCCGGCTGATGATCTTGGTCACCGCCCTCATGTCGTCGTTGATGATCATCACGCGGGTAATTGAAATGATCCCGCCCTTCTGGTTCAGGGCGTAGTCGATCTTCTCATCGGAGAGCTCGCCCAGGTTCGGGTAGGCCTCCACCTCGGTCCCAACGTCCGGCAGATCGCCGTAGTAGCCGATCCGCACCGATTCCATCGTGCGAAAATCGCGGGCGTTGCGGATGTTGGGCCCCACGATCCTCGAAATGCCGTAGTCGGGAATCTCGCGGTAGTCCTGAATCATGCGCCGGTAAAGCGTGTTCCCCAGCACATAAGCGAAGGTGGCCGAGCCGAAGGCAGCCTGAAGGCGCTGCGGCGCGTTCGGATCCAGGTACCCGCGCACCTCGGTGTCCCCCGTGATCTCCACGTATGCCGCACGAAGGGACCTGAAAGCCGGAATGTCCCTGAACTGCTCCCCAACCTGAACGCCGAAGAGCGAGTCGACTGCCGCCTGAAGCTTTTCGGTCGAGTCGCGGCCGGCCCTGATCGTTCCGCCTGCACCCGTCACGTTTCCGGATCCGAGCAATTTGTCGATGTCCTCCTTTTCCTCCTTGATCGCCGCCTGAAGATCGGTCAGCTCAAAAACCTTGTTCTCGAATCTCTTGCGGAGCTTTGCCTGGGTGGATTCGGGCAGCTTGCTCGCGGTGAGCTCCTTGTCGAGCGTCATGCCGGCGGCCAAAAGCTGCACCTTTTCAAGATCCTTGCTCTGAACGCCCGGTGTGCCCATCGCTTCGACCGCAGTTTTTACTGCCGCCTGAATTTTGCCGTCCAGGTCGTCCCCGGCCCCGGGGTTTGCTGCAGGCGGCTGAGAGAGCAGGCCCAGCAGTTCCTCCTCCGTCACGGTTTCCCGGTTCACCTTTGCGAATAAGTCCGGCCGCGCACTCTTGAGCGCAGCCAAAAGCCGTTCCCTGTTCATAACGCTCTCCTCCCCTGGCGCATGAGCTGCGGCCAGTCTGATAAATTTGCCGTTATTGGTCGGGTCGTAAACCACGTCCACCTCGACCGCCATGATCTCCACGGGCTCCTTCACTTTCTTGCCGGCCACGACCTTGGTCACCGCCTTGGCCGACACATCGTGCGAAAGCCCGAACAACGTGGGGTTGCCGCGCTCGTGGCTGTCGACGAGCCCGTCCCTCAGCCACCCTGCGCTCTTGAGAATGTAAAAATCAGCCTCGATCCCGGTTCCCGTGTCCACCGGATCCTTGAGCCAGCCCACCAGCTCGCGCACACTTTTTCCGAAAGGCTTCTGCGATGCCAGGTGCTGCGACTCGTTCAGCGCGAACACCTTGGCCCCGTCGTAAAGAGAAAGCGCCGCAACGAGAGGTCCCTTCGGCCAGTTGATCCGCCCGTCCTTTCCCAGGCCGTACTCCACCACCTGCACGCGCCACTTGTACCCATAGTCCGGATCCGATGATGCGCCGGCCGCAGCCAGAATCCGGGCCGCCGCCTGCATGGGGATGTAATCGACCTTCCGCTGAACCGCCACGGGATCCCCCAGCGTGCACTGCCCGTCCATGATGGAATACGAGCGTTTGAAATAGAGCGAGCCCTTTCCCTCCGGTCCCTCCACCTCGTAAATCACCGAGTCGCTGTATAGCTCCACCAGGTAAAGGTATCCGTTGTGAATCGCCTCCAGCGCGTGCCTGACCATTTCGCGGATCTGATCGAAACTGAGCATGAAATTTTCCTCCCGGAAACCTTATCCAACGCGGGCCGTTTGACCGCTCTGATTGGTTACTTTTTCTCCTCCAGTTTCGGCACGCGGTATTTCTTCCCGTCCTTTGCCACGATCACGATCTCGCTGCCCACCTCCTTCCAATCCAGCACGTCGTCCGGAGTCATCGCCCTCACCACCGGGATGTGAACGATTCTTTTTTTGCCGTTTTCATCCTTTTCCTGTTCCTTCGAGGTGCTGAACTTCAGCCCCGCCAAATACTTTTTGTCGATCTTTTCGCCCGCCATTTGACACCCTCCTTTTTGATTGTTTAACGCTATGCTCTTTGCGCTATGCGCTTTGCCTCTTTAGTCCCACAACGCCCTCGGAACATACGTAAATTGCCGATCCTCCGTCTCTACAGCCTCCCACTCCTCCAGAGTGAGCACGTGGCTTCACCCGCAGTTGACCACTTCCCTGGCCGGCAGCCCCGGAGCGTGCGGGTAGGGAATACCTCCCGGAAAATTCTGGTCCAGGTCCACCTTCACACCGTTCAAAGCGGCATGGTTCGGTCGCGGCCTGGCTTTCCCGGATGAAATCCACTTTTTCTTCCAAGGCAAATACGGATTGCTCGCCACGGTCCCCTTGGCGCGCGCTTCCCGGGACATGCTGTTCACCTTGGCCATCTCCGTCCTGGTGATCGCCTCGGCCCGGTGTGCGATGCTGGCAAATGTGCTCTTGTCATCAAGGCTCCGCCCGATTTCCTTCATGACCTGGAAGGATGTTTTCTGCCCCATTACTCCGGATATGATCTGCCCGTTAACCTGCTTCAAGGCATCCGCGCTCAGCCCGTTGACCAGGTCCGCGCTATACCCCTGCGCAATCTCGAGAGCGGTCCGCGAGATCTCCGGCGCCGCGAGCCTGAACCCGACGTATTGCAGGGGAGAGTCAACCATGTCGATTCCCGCATTCCACATGTTGCCGAGCGCGCCGTTTTGCTCCGACATGTACCTCAGCCTGAACGTCTCGATGGCGCGATCCACCGCTTCCCTTAACTGCGGAATGTGGTAGGCATCCCACTCGGTAACAGCCACCCGCGCCGCGATTTCCGTGCGCGCCTGTTCGAGCAAAGCCAATACCTTCTTGACCTCGCCATCCTGCAGCTTCCCCACTCCGTCGAGCAGCTCTTGAAGTTTCTTGTTGTACTGTCTTTCTTTCTTTGTCATTACTCTGCGCCTCTGCGTCTCTGCGCGAGAAAACTATTCTTCATTCGTTGCGTCTTTGCGCGAGGCAATCCTCGCCATCACCTGCTCCACGATCGCATCCATGCCCTGGTAGTCCTTGGTTACATTGCCGTCATCACCCGGCTCCTGCTCCTCCGGATCGTACTCGTACCCGATGAAGGCCAGGAAATACGCGAACGCCTTGGCAGCCTCTTCCTTGCCGATCCAGCCCTGCACCTCGGCGGCAGCCAGCGCTGCCGCAACCTGCTGCAGCATGGTGGAAAGCTTGGCCACGTCCTTGTCGGAGATCTCCGGAGTCTGAATTTCATAGCTGTAAAGTTCATCTTCCGGAACACTTGTCAGGTATCGGGCATTGACCGCGCAGGTGATCACGTAATCGAACATGAGCTCCAGCATGTTCTTGATCTTCTCCTGCCTGCTCGCAATGATCTTCCTGGAAGGCGCGTCCATTTCCGCAGCCGTTGCCCTGTTCACATCGCCGCCGCCCCCGAACCAGTGCTCAGGCAGCCCCAGCGATCCCAAAATGTGGTTCCGGTGGAGCCTCGCAGCCTTTTCGGCATCATAGGCTTTCAGCTCGGGCGCTACCGCCTCCGACTTCACCTTTTCGTTGTGGATGAACGCCCCTCCGGTTTTGGGCGGCTCGTACCGCTTTCGCTCTTCTTCGAGTTTTTTCTCGTCGGCACCTTCAACCGTAATGTCGTAATAAAACGCATTGAACCGGGCATATTTCTCCGATGAGTCATAGAGAAACTGCTCGTAACCGTCGAGATGATCGGCCACAACGAACAAATCCGATGTACCTCGCATCTCATTCGTCAGTGCGTTAATGGTGAAGTAAAAACACTGCCCATCGGTGAACGAGTCGCGCAGCTCCTGGCCGGCCGCAGAGAGAAACGCTTCATTTTCATCGTCCAGCACAATTTTGAGTCTCCGCGCCTTGCCCCCCAAAGCCGAGCTGACCACGAGCCCCACCTTGATCTTCACGTTTTCCGGGTCCGCCTCGATTTTCTCGATCTGGGCCGGATCGATATACCCCAGCCGCACCCGTCCGGTCTGCTCTGCAATGAAAGCCGGCCAGCACTGCTCGCCATAAATCCCCAGCTCCCGCACAAAGTTTTCCCAGTGGATGTCCATTCTATTCACCGGGTCGTTCCAGAACGTGTCGAGCAAGTCCTTCACATCATCGTTCTTGCAGGTATACGGCGAGCCCTTTGCGGCTACGAACGCGGTCACCACCTCGATGATCCACTTGGCCATCGGGTTCGTCTTCCAAAGCCAGTAAGCCACCTCGATGGCCCGGCCCTGGTCCATCATGGGCAGCTCGCGGGTAGGTGACCCGGTGAGCCTTCGCCAACCGATCTCGTTCAGCTTCAGGCCCACCGCAGCAGGCAGCCGCTCTGTAACCTGCTGATCGATCTCACCGCTCAAAAAGTTCCGTACGAGAAAATTGCGAATTCCCATTGACGCTCCTACAGATACGCAGGCTGGCAAAACGCAACTTCCAGCTCCCAGCCGTATCCACTGTGCATGTAAATTTCGGTCGTTGACAAATGCCGGTGACCCAGCTGCATCTGAACCGTCTTGGGGTTCGCCCTTCGCCCCAACATGTTCGTCGCAAGGGAATGTCTCAATTTATGGGGATGGACGCGCTTATCCAGGTTTGCCAGTTTTGCGAGCTTTTTGATGAGACGCCGGAGAGCCCACGGCGTATACGGTTCGTTCTTTCGCAGCGTGGTAAAAAGAAAATCGTCCTGCTCTCTCTGGTATTGCTGCAAATAGGCAAGCAGCACCGTCACGCAGCTTCCGCTGATAACGCACGCGCGAGAGCTTCCGCCCTTTCCCTCTTCGATCCGAACGCGATTGTTTCCAAAATCGATATTCCGGACTTTCAATCCGCAAAGCTCTCGGTTGCGGATCCCGCTGGAGGCAAGCAGGCTCACGATCGCCTTTTCGCGGATATTGCTCGCAGCCGCGATCAATACCGCGACTTCCGCTTCGCTCAGCGCACCGCTGACCAGGCGGCGTTTTTTCTTTGGTCTTTTGTAGCTGACCTCGATGCCGAGGAATCCCATGTAATTCTCGACCGCGAGCTGAATATTCCTGATGTGCGTTTCGCTCTTGCCGCTCTCATAAAGGGAATAGACAAACTCCGAAATTTCTTCCTTCGAAGGCATCAGGCAATCAATGTCGCTCAGCACCCTGGTTATGATTCTTGCATAGAGCTCACGCGTGAGGGGCCGCAAACCGCGATCGATCAAAAGGTGCGTTTGAAATTTCTTGATCTTCTGGTCCAATTCCTGTCGTTCCATTTCATTGCCCTCCAATTTTGAGATTTGACCATGCCCGGTGCGAGAGCTCTCAAGGCCAAAGGGAAGCCCCCGGCTCCTCGCGAATACCGGACTCTCGTCCGGGCACGAATTGGTTATCGTTGCACCTGCACCCTTGATTTTGAGAATCACATTTTGCAGGAATGAAAACATCGTTACCTTTCCTTCGACTATTCAACTCACGGTAGTTGTTTTCTCAACGCGCGGAGTGCCTATGGAAGCGGACCCTGTAAACGTGGTGGGCTTGTTGACCGTCATGATGCCGGTGTCCGGATCGTAGCTAATCAACCCATAGAGATAGTCTTTCGACGCCGCCAGGCCAAACAAAACCACGAGGATGAGCCCAAGTGCGAGGATCGTGTTTCGTCTCTTCGTCACTACCAGCCCCTTCGTGAGCCGGTTGGGTTCCCCTGTCAACGCCCTAAACCTGATTCCGCCTGTGCTTACCGCCATTTTTACCCTCACAATCCTGGAAGCATGTGTCCAAAGATCCTGCCGCCGCGCGGCGCGTGATAATCCTCTCTCGCGTCCTTCGGAGGCGGAGCCACGGCCGCAGTGATCAGGCCGCTCTGAAGCCCGCTGATTGCCATTTCCGATGCGTCCGGACCGTCGTCGTGCACCGATTGAGTAAGCAGATAAATGAACTGATCCACCAGCACGTTCTGGTCGCTGTGATTTTTTTCAAATTGAATTTTCCCAAACTCCCACAAATACGCGCAGGTCCCGACAATGCGCCCTTCCTTGTTGGTGTTATGCTGCACCGGGATCCAGGGCAGATACCGCCCCACTTGTTTCGCGTAGTTCTGGATGGCCTCGTGCAAAAAGTCTTTCAGCATGTTCTCTTCGATGAAGACGTTCGCGCTCTGGTATTCATCCCTCTGCGCATAGGCTGCCGCGAACATCTCCCCGATCGACCGCTTCTTGAGCCAGGCATGGAGACACCGGAAAACCATTTGACTCGGATCCAGCCCCCAGGTGACCACCGCGCGAAAGTCGTTGTTTTCTCCGGCCCTGGCCGAAGGGTCGACGGCAGTGGCGACGAGCAGAGGTACATTCACAAGCTCGATCCGCACGAAGTACTTGGCCTGCTCTTCCGGGAAAGGCGAGCCTTCCACCGCGACCTTGTTCATCATTTCGCGGTTGAAATCGAAAGACCCCATGTCCTTTCTCTTCGCAAGAAGCCGCTTCATGGACCACCTGGCCGGCCACAAGGGCCGCGCCTGATCGGTGTCCGGATCCAGGATGGCCTGGTACACCTTCGAAGCGTACAGCGGGTCCCCGGTCTCATCGTCCTTCATCGCGATCAGCTGCGCGATCGCAGAGCGCGGGTTGAACAAGTTGCCCACCATCAGGGCGTTGTACCCTTCGCCCATCGAACCAAGAACCGAGCCCCGGATCCAGCTGATCAGTCTCTTTACGCGCTTCGGATTCTCGACGTTCTCATCGTTTTCAAGATCGTCAAAGCGCACATAATCAGGCCGGTGCGGTCCGTTTTTGATGCCGCGGACCTTGTCCTTGTGGCCTCGTGCCATGATCAGCACACCGGTCTTCGTCTTGAATTCGTCGTCCGACCAGTTCTTGGATTTCAGGTTCCCGAAGTCATGTCGAATCCTGACGTTTTCCTCCAACTCCAGCTTGATCGACACGGTGAAGGCCTGGGCCTGCTCGTGCGTATCGGAGATGATGTAACCAAACCAGATGAGCCGGTGGCAGATGACATGGAGAGGATCTCCGAAGGTAAAAAACGTTGTCTTCGCATGCTCCCTGGGCGCGCCGATCAGCGCGAACTGGTCTGTCAGCTCAGTGAACCCGACCCACTCCTTGTGAAACTCGCCGAAAGCAACGGTGAAGTAATGCGGCATGTAGGTGCGCATGAAAAAAAGCTTGTCCCACTTGCTCCTCTCCACGCGCTCGCGTTTCTTGGCCGGCGTATCGTTTTCGAAGGGCGAAACGCTCTCCCGGATGAAGAGCCTGAGCTCCGCAACCTGCTTGTCGTACTGCCCTTCGGTGATCTGTGGCCGCCTACGCATTGCCATGCTTCAAGCACTCCGCCTTGAACGCTTCCGTCATCGCGTCGATATTGACCGCCAAGACCTTCAAGCCATCGGGGTCGTTCTCCTTCAGCCACCCGGCGATCCACTGCAGGTTCTCCAGAAAAACTTTCGGTCGATCGATTTCCGCCTGCGCAACCTGTTCCTCCTTCTTCGCCCCCCTCTGCGCCAGGGCCTCCAACCGCACCGCCGCGTACACATCCTGAGGGTCCAAAGAGCCCATCGCCTTGGCCACAAAGGCTTTCCGGAGCTGCAGGGTGTTCCGCCGAATGTCCTGGAGCGTAGCTTTATGCTCCCGCCGCTCATCGGCCCAGCCGTCTTCCGCAGACCAGCGCTTTACCGTGCTCTCGGGGATCCCGGTTTCTTTGGCGACCTGGTCGAGGGTGAGGCCGTCGAACACGTAGAGTTCTCTGGCCCGGTCTTTAAGTTCCTGCTCGATCGCCATTTCAGCGCTCTCCCAATTCCTTTTTAAGCGCGCGGATCTCCGCGTTGACCTGGAGCAGATCGATCTGCTTTAGACCGAAATCAGCGGCCTGCTGCACGATCAACTCCCGGTCCAGCTCCTCCACGGGCTCGGTCGGGTCCAGTGCATCCCTGAGCGATTTCACAAGGCCCTTCAGGAGCAGCCGCAACCGCTCAGCTTCCTGCTTCTTTTCCAGGAGCTTCCCCTGAAATTTCAATCGTTCGCTCATCCTACCTGCACCCCTTTCGCGTGCTTCTCCAGCCTTATCTGCGGGCAGAACTGATTCTTCTCCACTGCATCGCATGTGCGCTGCCACGCCTGGGTGTTCATGATCACCACATCCTTGAGATCGCCGCTCAACTCGACAAATTTCTCGACCAGCCGCACGTTCGCCTGGTACATGCCGACCACACTCTCAAATCTTTTCCGGTAGCCGAACCCGAGCATCAGAGCCATGATCCAAGGGCCGATGATGATCACAAAAAACAGCATGCCGAACGGCCAGCCGGCCATCTTGTCCATCAACCCCAACAGCGAAGTCAGTGCCGTGATCTGATCCGGACTCATTGAACTTTTCCTCCCGATGCAATTTGAACAATAGCGCTGTCCTTGCCTTTGGATCCTATAGTGGAGCCGAAGAAGTACACCATGCTTGAAATCCAGGCAGTGCCGAGCGTGCCCAGCATGATATTCAGCAGGGTCTGGTTTTCTTCCGGGATAGTGCAAAAAATGTGGGCCGCGATCACACTGAAGAATCCGATGGTCAGGATATAGGCGAGGTTGGCCGGGGTCCTGTCCTTGAGCGCCATTTGCCTTTTCCGGGCGCTATCGCGGTCGTCAGCATGTATTTTTTCAAGGTCGATATCCGCCTTCCGCATGGCGATCTTAAATTCGTTGTCGGCCTGCCTGAGCGCCAGAAGGGTTTCGGGAGTGGCTACCTGCAGGGCCTGCGCTATGCGAGCCTCTGTCTCATCAGGCTTTTGGGGGTCGTTCTCTATTCCCAGCGCGCTGCAGATCGCCGCCACGCCCATGCCCGCAAGCGGCCCCCCGAGCGCCGTTGCAATCCCCGGCGCAACCGTCTTGACAATACCCTTCCAGTCAAAGCCCATTTCACAGCCCTCTTGTAGGAGTCCCGCTCGTGAGCGGGACGATCCCTTTCAGTTCAACGCCCTTCTAACCCACCCGGCCAGAAACCGGTCATTCCGCAATTTCAGGTAGTTCTCGATCGCGAGCAGCTTGAACCGGTCCAGCAACCAGCCCTGGTTCGGATGGCTGTTGATCGCCGCGAGGCTGATGTCTCCGAGGTGTCCGTCGACGTCCAGCCACTCGCCCATGCTGCTCACCACTGCCCGCTGCATGATCATGGCGGCCGGCTTGGGACCCACGTTGACGGCGATATCGAGCAGCTCGGTCGCCAGCTCCAGGTTCGAGATCTCGCCGTAGCGGTACCGCAGCCACCAGTCGCGATAGTAAATTTCACAAGCCTGCTCTTTCGTGAGATTGGCAATGTCGAGCCCTGGATAAGAGCGTTTCGAGATGCCAAATTTCGTTTCCCCGCCCTTGTCATGGGGATCGTCGACATATCCGCCCTCGTTCTCGAGCACTTCGCGAACCGCCTTCAAAAACCGCTCGTCATCGATCTTTGGATCGTTTGCTGACCTCTGACCTCTGACCTCTGATCTCTGGCTTTCTGCTCTCATCGATTGATCCTCGAGGAAGCATTCTTCCTCTTTCCGAAAACGACACTGCCTTCGAAAACACCGCCCTTTTGCGCGTACACGTTAACGCTGCGGAGCTCCTTGGTCGTGTTCGCGCCAAACCGCATCAGCATGGCCGCGTCATCCATGTTTTCGGCCTCCAGCTCGACCGCGAAACAACCATCGAATTCGATAATTGCCACTTTCATGTTTCCCCGTCGGGAATCCAGGTTGTTCAGTTCATGCTCACCCACGCCAGCGAAGTGCATGGCGGCGTCCCCACAGAAAAGAAATTGCCGACACATTGCGGCCTGCGCAAATAAATGGGCGGAACCGTCGCTCGGGTATCTTGCTGCTGCAACTGCTTCCTGACCTTGCGGATCCGCTCCATGAAAGTTGTCGCATGTTTCATTTCATTGGCCTCATCTCGTTGATTTGGGGGTGGATCACCGGATCACCACCCCCGCCTGCCGTCATCATGCCGCCGGAACTCCGGCCCTTAATAGCGCCAACCCGAACGGTGCAGCTGGTTTCTCGCACAGGGGCCTTCGGTTTCCGCCGGTTCGGCCTGGACGGGTCCCCCGTGCACCCCGTCCGCCACACGCTTTCCAGTTACTCCCAGCCGCTTCTCTTTGTTTGCGTATACCCACGAGGCATGCTCCCCTCGATTTTTTCGTCACGGCCCAAATAAAAAGGCCCACAACTCGGAATTCACCGAATTGTGGGCCTCCAAGGGCCGTGATTTCACGCTGGACCTTTCGGTCTGGCTGCTCTAAGGCTGCTCTCAGCGTCCAAGTTGTGTGCTTACTCTATGTCATTTCCTTTGTCAAACACTTTCTTATGTGACGCGCAGTGACCCACACGGGACGTCGACAGAGGTTGCTGCACGGCACCTGCTGGGAAAAGTCCGCATCCGGCGGAGGCCCCTGCCAGTCAAAGATGCGTTTTCCACAAACCGGACATGGTATCGGCACAGACAATGGCTTTGCTACCACCTCCCGAAGATTGACAAACTTAGGCATTCCTTCCGTCCCTTTCGTCCCTGTGGTCCCTTACGGCATTGCCTTCATAAACTTCTCTTCTCGTATCCAGTCGCTGATCCGCTTCCCCGTCTGTTCCTCTCTGACATCTGACCGCTGATCTTTGACCTCTGGCTCCCTGGGCGCCCCCTTTTCCCGCGCCGCCAGATACCGCTCCCTCTTGGCGAGCTCCTGCGTCTGTTCGGTCTGCACAATGGTGATCAGCACTTTTTTCAGGTACGTGTGACTTTCAATAGGCTCAGGCCATCGCTTGTTGCACATCCGCTTAAGCCCTTCCACAATGTTCGGCAGGGTCACCGCATAGGTGCGCTTCTGGTGTTCGAACTGCTTTTTTTCGAACAGAGCGGCAACCTCCATAAGCAGCCGCAGGTACTTCTTTGGCTTCAGCCTGAGAGGCACCCCGAAAAGCTCCACGTACTCAGACGCGAGCCGGCTGTGTTCCCCGAATCGAGGCTGCAGCCTGATAATGTCGAGCAAGTCCTGCTCGGCCGTAGCTTCTTGCATGCTAAACTCCTTTGTGCAATGCGGACATCTCATATCGATCTCATTCAACTCACGATAGTTAGATAGCTTCAGACCCCGTACTTTTCCTCAATAGTGCGCCTCTCCAATTCGTCTTTCGGACCTTCCGTGAGTTGCCTGATTCCACCAGCCTCGAATATCTGGTAGAAGGTGCGGCCCTGCGCGTCCTGCACACAGTACATGAACATCTGGGCCAGCTTCGCGGACCCTGCTTCAACCTTCGCCAGCATGACCTCCACGGAGTCTTTTTCAATCCTCCATGCAACCCGCTTCGCCTGCTCCATCGTCTTATAACGATGTGGAATCTTGGGGTTCCTCTTCATGGCGTCGAAAACACCCTGGACGTTTGGATTCAGATAGAAAGAAAGAAGCCCATGAGGTGTATTGATCCTGAAAGAGATCGCGGTGGGCCTCCGATCTTTGTCGTAATCGACCATGACCTGCATAGCTCCCGCATAGGCCAGCTTCATCTGTATTTCCAGGGCAGATTTTGTGAAGTCAACTTGCGTTGTGTAATTCAAAATGGGCATTTCCGTTTACCTCCTCCAGCGTCCGACGTGCTTGTAAGATCGCACCACCCTTACGTCTCCTCAGTCCCTTGCGTCCCTCTGCGTCACTGCCCCCTTGCCCCTTTTCTCCCAACAGAACTCAGGATCCGGCTCCGGCATCATGACCCAAAACAGCTCCATTCCCTCGTCGCCGTAGTGTTCGCGAAACAGAGACAGTGCCTGCACGTAGCAGAAATAGGACTGGTTAGGGGAAAGCCCGTTCGCATCAACATGTTTTTTCCGGGTGGCTGCCGCCTTCAATTTTCCGAACAGCTCATCCAGTTCACGGCAGGTTTTCTTTTCGCAGCCCATCACGGTCACCTCTCTTTAACCTCGGCCTGCGCCAGTTCCATGCCACAAATCAGCTTGCGGAGCTGTTGCAGTTGATCCGATGCCCCGATATCATTCTCTAACGCCTCTGCAATCTGAAGAGCATACTGCTTGGTCGGATGGCACCATAGCCTGCGGCTGACTCTTCGCCCGTTCTCGTGGAATGCCGTACAGATATAGAGGGCATATCCTGATATCCCCGTCCGGGTCTCAGCATCAAACCATTCCCAGGTGAGCCGGTCTTTCGTGCGGTCACCAAATTCCTCGATCGCCTTCCTGATCGGCTTTGTCAGCTGTACTATCCCCATTTCTCACCCCTGCATATAGGGCCAGATGTGCCCCAGCATCAGGCCGAAGAAAAAAGCGCCAATGTACTTAACCAGCTGCTTCAGGTTCCAGTCCTCCGGCAACTGCCGCATCACACCACGCTTTATCGTGTAAATCTCCATTGCCGCCTCCATTCTCGTCATTCCGGCAGGCTCTAAGCCGGAATCCAGGTCTTTACGCCTTTGCCGTCAGCTCCTCATACACCCGCGCGATCGCCTCAGAATGCTTCCCATCTGTGCAGAGCACGGCAACCGTATTCACGAGCTCAACAGCCCTGGCCAGTCTGGAAACATCGATATGGTATTCTCTGCGTCCCTGCGTCTCTGCGCGAGAATGTCCTTGCTGACCGCTGTCATCTGACCTCTGACCTCTGGCCTTGCGCCTTCCCGCGCTGATCGCATTACTTCGGCACTGCTTGCAGGCATAAACTCTTCCATCCGTGGTAACAGTAGCTGGATTAACCCCGCACTTCGGGCAGCTAAGTGTACCCCCCCCCTCAACTTTTTGCTTTTCCATCACAATCTCCTTCTTTGCGGCATCCCTGGGGCGCGTCACAATAACCCCTCGCAAACAAGACTCCTCAACATCCACCGGATCCGGCAGCGCATACCGCTCGCACCCGTCGCACGAGACCTGGCGCGCGTTGACTCTCGCCGCCTGGTCCAGGCATTCGCTGTAATGCCGGCATGTCCACCGTCGAACCATCCATCACCACACATTTTCGGTGAGATACTTGGCCGCCTCTTCAAAAGCCTCTTCGTACCCCGCGCCCATTTGCTTATATAGCTCCTGCCGCATCTCGAACGGCAGCGCGGTATAGCACCGATAACAGAACGATCGCTTCGGATGCTTCTCTTTCCCGCACAAACACTCATTGCTCCGGAGCTGCTCCAGGTACCACATCCAGTCCCTGCTTTTGCCGCCTTGGCCTTGCTGACCTCTGCCTTTCATTCCGGCCTCCTGCAAAGCTCCTGGCTTGCCAGGTCGAACAACCGGACCGCCCGATCGAAATCTTTCGCCGCCTGGTCGAACCCGTCCTGGTCGCGCTTTGTGGCGCACTGCTTCATCCTCTTTACAGCCACCCTGGCCTTCCTGCTTCCCTGCCTGCACAGATGATCGTGCTTCACCAGCCTGAGATCCCTCTTCCTCATGGACTCCATAGCCGCTACATCCTCCCTGCCTCTGGGAACCGTTGTCTGATTTCTTCCTTCTGCGCATCATTGTGCCGCTCGCAGATCGCCGTCATCCCCCGCTTGGGGCCCCAACCGGTCTGAGTATGATTTCCCTCGGCCAGGCACCACTTACAGAACATAGGAAACCTATGCGCAAGCCGCTCCGCCGCCGCCTCGAACTCCGCCGCAGTGCCCGGGAACAGCAGAATCTCATTCATGTTCTTCCACTGCTCCTCTTCTATCCAGTCCAGGCCCTTATCCGTGTTCATCCGTAAAGATCCGTGTCCCTTTGTCTTTTCAGTGCTCCAGCGCCGACGCCAACGCGCTCAACTCCACGCTCTTCGCCTTCAGCCCCTCGATGATCTGGTCATACCGGTCCTTGGGCACCAACACGCTGCCGTACTTCTTGCTGATCTTTTTCAACCCCTCGGAAAACCGCTCCGGATCCGCCGTCATTTTTTTTAAAAAAACGTCCACAATCTCGATCGCGGTGTTCACTTCCTTCTCATCTGCAGCCACCTTCAGGCCCGCTTTGTCCACGAGCTCGTCAAACTGAAACGCGATCTGGGTGACCATGTCGACCATCGCCGATTTCTTGCCCCGGCTGGCCTTCACCATGCCCGTCAAGCCGCGCTTCCGGAACGTCTCAAAAAAGGCATTCCCCTCGCTTCGGCTTTCCCCGATCCAGTACCCGCCGCCCTTGCCGGCCGCCGAGTACACAGGAATGTTGTGCTCACAGAGAAGATGATTCTGGAGGAACCGGATCCCGCGTTTCCACTCCTCGAGGAACCACGAATCAGACGGCGACGACCCCAGACGCACAGCCAACCGATGAGCGAACGCATCGGCCGAGATGCAGTTCTCGCGTCCCACGTGATCCACCCAGATCACCGACAGAAACGCCCCCTCCACCGCAGTGAGCGGTATTTTCCGGTGCTCCCTGGTCTTCGGATCGATCCCCAACTCCGACATTGCAATCATGACAACCTCACTCCTCGCGCAGAGCTGCAGAGAGTTGACAAAAGTTGACAAACAATGAGCCCACGAAGGAGCGTCCCGCACGCTGCCATTCTCTTATAGGAGGCCAGACCGTCTTTATTTGCCCCCCGCTGGCACGTCCCCAGGGTATCGTTGGACGGTTCATGCGCTGCGTCGTTTTTCATGCCCGGGTCGCTCCTTCGTCGATTCATTGATTGCGATAGTTGGATAACTTCAGGCCTCAAAAATGACTGGAAGTCGCGCTTGCACCTCAGCAAGGAGAGGGATCATGATTTCCCGCATCTGAGGATGTGCCGCTTCGGAAGTTCGCAATTTGAAAATGTGCCGCCACTCACGGAAGTTCGCCGTGACAATGATCTCGGTCTTAGTGCTGTTCGGGAGAACACTTCTTGCCATCTGAGGAGACCAGCCCTCTGTGAGCAAGTTTCGATAGACGGCCTCTGCCTCGATCATGGCAGTGAACCATTGTGCATCAGCGGAATACTTTTTCGGTGTGTCGAGTGCGGTGTACTCTCCGGGGAAGAAGGCCGACCACGGCGGAATCACAAAAGAAACTCCGCCTTTGTAATTACAATACCGGGTGCTTTCCTGCGAGAATGCGCATAGTCGGTGTCTCACTAATTCATGTGTGACACCACGATCACAGATGATCTTCACCGTCATAGCCGAGTGCTCGATCACGGACTCATGGCCGTTCTTCAGAATCGCTTGACAAAAACGACTGGCGGAGTCCTCGGTGATCCGGCTCTCAGATTTGTAACACGTCCTCCCAGCCTTCTCGATCAGAGCAAGGGATTCCCCCTCGCCAAAATCACCCATAATGTCTAGGATCTCAAAACTTGGTTTTATCAGTCTCATTCAGCTCTCCTTCTTGATTATGTAATGGATGTACAATCGCACTTACGTGCCCTGCACCACCTTGATGTCTCCCCGCTCCATCATGCTCCCGATCACGGCCAGCAACCTTTTGAGCCGCACAGCGTCACCGCACCACCGGAGATCGTCCACTCCGCAGATCCGCCGCACCAGCCCGCGCAACCGGGTCTCATCGAAATCCGAATAGATGAGCTTCTGCCCAATCCGTTCCTTCAGGGCATCTACCTGCGCCTGAGCGCTCTGTGCCTTGCTCTTCGGGGTCCGGCTCGGTTTCCACCCCTTGCTCTCGAACCGTGCGATCAGGGCCTCCAGCTCTCTGGCAGAAAGGGCCGCAGAGCTCGCAACGCCGAATTCCTCCCGGAGAATGAGCCGGTACAGATCGTCATCGATGCCCAAATCTTTGAGCGCAATGTGTACCTTCGCCAGCAGCGCCCGCCGGATACTACTCATTTGTGTAGTAGTCTTTTTCATGACTTCCTCGTCCCCAAAAAGGAAAGCGAATCGATTACAACCGTTTCCGGCTTTGGCCGGCCTGCCATTTTCTCGGCAATAACGGCCTTGGCGTCATCGTAGTCGCCTATGCCCCATATTGGAGCGCTGCGCTCCAGTATTCCGTCGAAGTGGTTGATCACGCTGGAGTTAGGCTGGTGTAATGCGTGGAAGTGATATACATATATGGCCTTTTTTCGTCCCATAGCTCACACCCCCTGCGTCTTTGCGCCTCCGCGCGATCCCCTCACGAATTTCAGGAAGAAGTCATCCCGGTTCCTCACCCGGTACGCAGCCTCCGGCCTCCTGGGCCCCGGCGCCCTCCCTGCCGGCTCGATGTCTGCTGACTCGATCAGCCTCCGGACCAGGGCGCACACATAACTGTGCTCGGCATCGCTCAGCACGTGGATATCCCGCACCGTAAACAACCCCTTGACGTGCATGGCCCGGTAGACCTTCTCTCGGACACCGAAGCCCCAGGTGCGCTCCGCAACGTATTCATACACTGCTTTCTCGACCCCGGACCCGGGACCCTGGACCTTCCTGACCTCTCCCGATTTACAGAAATCCCTGAGCGCGCTGGTAATTTGCGGTTTCCGGAAGTAGTTGTCACAGTCGGCCCGATAGAGATCGTCGGTCGTGAACGTGCCGAGCCGCCGTGCCGCTTCCCGAACCGTCTGCGCTGGTCCCCTTTTTTCTTTGACCTTGGACCCTGGACCCTGGACCTTCCTGACCTCTGACTTATTCCGCCCCATCTTCCTTCACCACCATGTCGATCACGTCGTCGGTGATTTCCCGTAACCCGCTCGCCTTCATAAACCTCTCCACCCGGGCCGCATCCACAATGAGGTAGCGGAAATCGCCCTTGGCATGCTTCAGGAGCTTCGCCGAATGGCTGGGGGTAACGGCCAGATCAAGAGCCTTTCGGTAAAACACCACGATGTCCGCCTGGCTTACCGGCTCGAAGGAAAGCGTCATCCGCACGCGGCTCTTGAGCCTGGGGTCCCTCACCAGTTTCCGCTGGAGATCGGCGACGCCCACCAGCAAAATCGGCGACTTGTGCAGATCGTGGAAGGCCCTGAGCTGGTTCAGGTGCTTGATTGACATCTGGTCCGCCTCATCCACGATGATGATTTTGCGCTTGCGGGACAACTCGTCACGGATGGCATCGATGCAGCTCTGGGTTGTGCTTGGCCGCACGCCTGCCACCGCAAAAGCGATCTCCCGGATAAGCCCTACCGGGCTGAAACGCTCTTCAAAGTAGACGTACGCGGCCTGCGGCATCGTCACCACAATCCGCTCCACAGCAGTGGTTTTGCCCCTTCCGGGAGGGCCGATAACCGCGGCCATCTCGATTCCAAGAGGGGAGGAGATCAGCTCGCTGCAGAGCTCGCTTAACCGCTGAAAATTCTGTGTCGGCAAAAAGAAATCCTTCATAGTGCAGCCTCCTTAAGTCCAAGACTCTCCTTGTAAATATCCCAGTAGGCCCGGGTATCTTCATCCATTGACGATTCGTGCTCCTTCACGAACCCGGCGTCGGCATCGTCCAGATCCCGCCCTTCGGCGATTTCGTTAATGCACCAGGTGTAGCGCTCGGTAAGGTTCGTATGAAGGGGTTTCGGCTTCCGGGGAGTGTAGGCTTCAATCGCCTCCACCTCGGCCGCGAGCTCATCCGCCGTGCGCTCCCGGGTCAGGTCGGTTTGCTCTTTGAGCTGCTTGGCTTTATCCTTCCCCACGATCGCCGCAGCGCGCTCCTCGCTCGGCACCTTGGAGTAAGACAGGATGTCCGGCACTGCGCTGGTAAGCCTTCGGTACTCCAGCAGGAAACCTTTTCGCATCCGGGCTTTCTGCTCGATCTTGCGGGCGGCCAAAGCGTTGTCCTTCATGGAGGAGTACTCCACCGGCTCGGCCTTGCAGATGAACTCGTCATTGTGGAAAACCAGCAACCACTCCGGGTCCATCGGGTCGTACCGGAACTCCACCCGCTGGTCGTGGAGGTTCACCAGGTGGGTAATCTTATTGCTCCACTCCCGTTTATCCTCGTACAGCTCATTATTGAAGGTAATGCGGCCGCGCTTCACGCTCCGGCTGGCCCTGGGCAGGAACACCAGGTCGATCGCCTCCTCCGAAAGCTGTGTTGTGCGCCAGCCTTCGAGGTAGCAGGCTTTCAGGCAGTCCATAGGGGTGGCTGTTGCGGGTTTCGGCTTCCAGGCCCACTCCTTCAGCACACCCCTGTGCGGTTTTTGAGCGTTGTAGTAGTCCATCGCCTTCAAAACAGTGAGGAAAAACTCTTTGAAGGTAAGAAGAGCGCCGCCTTCCGCGAGCCGCCGGATTTCGTCCTGGTCCACCTCGTTCTCTTCCTGTGAACCGCCCAGGGTCTTCACGTACCCGGGCACCCGGAACACGCTCCGGAGGATCCCCTCGAGGACCCGGTTCGTGCTCTCGATCATTTTCGCTTTGGCGTTTCGGACGATGGCTTTTCGGTGGGTTCCCGGCATGAGCACGCAGGGGTTCACCGTTTCTCCGTCGCCGCAGTCGATTTCAGCATCGATGGTGCGGCAGGCTTCGAGCCCCAGGGTGCGCATCTCCCGGAGAATGCTCATGACGTACTGGCTTTCCTCGGGTTTTCCGTGGTCGGTGTAGATCTGGCGAAAAGGCCCGAACACCTTGAGGCCCATCCTGAGGGCCAAACCCATGAGATAGCTGTCGTATTTTTTGTCCAGGGCCCCGCCGTAAAAGGAGCGGGTGCGGAGATCCTGCCAGAAATATCCCTCCGGCCGGAACACTTCGCCGGTCAGCTCGTCCACGACCCAGAAGTCGAAACGGTGCTGATCGCCGACCAGGAGCTCGAAGGGCGCCAGGTCCGCATAGGAGCGGACCACCGGGGGAAGCAGGTTGTCGAGGGCGCGCATGCCGCCTCGCTGAAGCGTGAGGAGCTGGGGCACGCCGCGCTTCTTGAACCACCAAAGAGCGCTCTCGTAACCCCCGATATCCCACTTGCGGACCTGCGCTTCCTCCTGGAGGTAGGAGTAAAGCTGCTTTTTCCCGTCCTTTGAGAGCTTTCTGTGCTCTTTCTTCAGGCAGAGGCCGATCCAGAAATCAACCGCTTCCTGGGACCAGCTCTTGGGCTGCTTCCGCGTGGACTTGACGTGGTGAAAACCGGCGATTCCCTTTTCGCGGTAAATTTCGAGGTAGCGGTAGACCTGCTGAAAGCTCTTCAGCTCGTTTTCCCGGGCAACGTGCTCGATCCAGGCCCTTTTCTTCCATCCTTTCGGGATGTTCTGCGCGTCCTGCACGATCTTGACGCACTTGGCCACGCGGGGATCCCGAAGCACGCCCTGGTCCAGGCAGGCATCCGCCCAGGTTTCGGCCGTATCTATATTATATAGATTGCTCCCCTGGGTAATGGCTGGTTCGGCCAGCTTCTTCGCCGCCTCGGGAGCGAGGACGGGAAGAAGGGAAGCGGAAACGCCATTTTTTGCGACGTAGACCTTTTGAACGTCGGGAGGTAGCTTTGAAATCTGGTACTTCCGGTCACCCCTGGCGTTCGCGATCTCGCAGGACCAGCCTTCCTTAATGGACCTAATCTGCACGGCCCTGGTGGAGATACCGAGCATTCCTGCCAGTTCTTTCGTTGTAACCGTTACCGCTTCAGCCCCGTTCATGGTCTACCTCAGATCCTGTATTAAGAAGTCCCGTTGCGTGATCCCGTACAGTGCTACTAAATGAAACTATGTACGCCCGCAGGGCAAATTTTTTTGCTTACTGACTCAGTTCCATCTCCTTCAGGAAGGCTTTGCGCTTCCTCTTCTCCGTCTGAAGGTGCTTGATCCTCTCATCCAACCGGTGCATCTCCGCCCGCATGGCCTCAGGGCCGGGTAGAACGAACAACCCAACCAGTTGCCCCATAATCCGCAGCGGCTCGCTGCACCCGGTCACCTTGCAAAATGCCGGAAGAAATTCAGCAGGGATGTGCCTGGCCGGCCTGCCGTTCGCTTCATCCGATTCCCGGGTCCAGGAATCAATCATCTCTTTGGTAATGGTCTCGCCGCAAAGGTGACTCATCTCTCCGGCGATCTGGTGGCGGGAAAGGGGAGACGCCTTGATCGCGGCACGCATGGCCCCCCGTAGCCGGTCCCGGATCTGCATCTCCCCTTCTGTGGTTGGCGAGCCGAACGATTCCGCGATGCGCTTCATCGCATCGAAAATGCTCATTTGGGAACTGTCAGTTTTTACGGGGGACTTAGACATTGACCGCCAAAACGATAAGGTTTATAAATCAGCCTTAAATAGTGGCTGTCTTGGAATTCTTTCTCTTCGGCTTCTTTAGATAATACTCGGGGAACACCTTTCTGTAGTCTTCCCCGATCGCGGAGGAGATAGCCCTCATGATTCGATCGGAAACGGTTTTTTTCCTGATCACGTCGCCAACCGACTGGGCGGCTACACCCAGTTCTTTCGCAATCGAAAGTTGGCTGACCTCTTTCTTCTCCAAAGCCGCTTTGATGTCTGCAGGGTGCATAACCAATCCCTCACTTCGAAACAGGCTTAACTTTGTATTCAGGCTTATATGCCTCTTTTGGCGTGGTGTCAAGCCTATTTTTGTTTCGCAATCCATTTTTATGCCTTTTTAGGCTTTAAACCAGTAATCGGTTACTTAGCCAAAAACAGCATTTCGCAATCTGTTTCGCAAAAATTGAATAGATTGCGAAACGAAAACTGAGCAACTAAAATGACTTTTGCTGAGAGACTGGCGCAGCTCCACCCCATCAAGACCGACGACGACAAAAAGGCGTTGGCTGCCAAAATTGGCGTATCATTTCGGACTGTTCAACGTTGGGTAAATGAAAATGCCTTACCTAAGGGCGATTACTTAATGAGCATCAAGGCTTCTTTCCCTGGCATTAGCGTTGACTGGCTTTTGTCTGGAGAGGGAGAACCTTTTAAAAAGGATAAGACTGAAGAGTACCGAACGGCCGACCAGGAGGGGTTATGGGGTAGAACTGAGCAAGCAAAGGTTGAAGGAAAGGGCTTTACGGTTACGACCTATGACGCAAAAGACAGCCAGGCGGTACCTGCGGCCGTGGCCATTCCCGAGCCCGGCGCTTTTGATCCATCCTATTTTGACTTCGTTCCAATGGCGGAGGCATACCTTTCGGGCGGAGGAGGAGCGTTCGTCTTATCTGAAAAGTTTAAAGAATTTTACGCTTTTAGAAAAGAATGGATACGCCGCGTGGCCACGAGTCCCAAAAGCGTTGTCTTGATGCCGGTTCGCGGAACCAGCATGCATCCGACCATCCAGGACGGCGATGTGGTTATGCTGGATACTGGAAGAGCCAGGGTTTTTGACGGCCAGATCTACGCCCTGAGCCTGAATGATACGATCATGATCAAGCGGCTGGAGAACATCGTGGGCGGCCGGATCCGGATCATCAGCGAAAACAGACTTGAATTCCCACCCTATGAAGCAGACGCAAGGAGCGTCCGGATTATCGGCCAGGTGATTTGGTTTGCGAGGGAACTTGTTTCAAGGGAATAGATTTCCAAAGGAGGTTACTTATGAGCTTGAAATCTCTTCCACTTATCTTCTTGTGCTTACTGGCATCATGCGCGCCAGGAACGGTAAACTCAATCAAACAATCACCGTTCGGAACGATAGAGTTCGAAACGGACCAGGGCTACCAAGCCGTCTACCGTAAAGCCGTCGCCCATATACGTAATAATCACAGATCATTTCTCTATGGGCAACTTAAACTGAATTCGGACATTTACACCGATATCGAACAAGGCGTGATCACGATCGAAGCACACGATATCCTTCACAGAAGCATTTTTCTTCACAGCACAATTTTAAGTGAAAAGCCCAACAAATCCAAAATTTCCATATACTACGGCACGGATTGGTGGGGCGACAACGCAGCCAGCCTGAAAGCGGCCATACTCAAAATTGACATGTAGGAGGGAAGTTATGGAAGGGGAACGGATTCAGGCCAAGAAGGTGAAGAAGACTGAGCACTTTGGATCGGGTTGTATGCTTCAGGGTGTAGGGGTGATTTGTTTGATCGGAGGTTTCTTTTTCGGAATTCCGGGAATCGTTCTTGGTATACTGCTTTTTCTGCTTTTTCTTGTTTACGGAGCCCAGAAATCGGTATTTTGGATATGTGGGAATTGCAAGAACCCGCTCGCCGGCAAACAAGTCACGATTTGCCCAACATGTAAGGCCGACCTGGTGTGATACTGGTTCGAATTTTGTCGCCGAATTCGTTTCATTTTGGACCAGAAAAAGTATTATTCAGTGAAACAGACATGCGACAACTTTTTTAATTAAAAATACCACAAGTCCTTGTTTTAACATCAACTCCACCCCGAAAAATATTTTCTTTATCTGTCACTTATTACCTTACTCCCCCCAGCTGGTATTTGGAGAAAAGCCGTAGTCATGAATGTGATCTTGCATTCGAATACTATGAACTTGAAGCCACGGGAATGGGATCTCAATTCATAGAGGAGGTCAAGAACGCAACCCGAAGAATTTGTGAATATCCCCACGGCTTGGTCAAGAGAAAGAGGAGATGTCAGAAGGCATTTGCGCTACAGGTTTCCGTACAAGATTCTTTACTCTGTCGAAGCAGACTACATCTACATTCTCGCAGTTGCCCATACCCACAGACGACCGGACTACTGCCATCGAGCGCAGCCTGAGCGAAAACTGATCCTATGTACCTTCAGAAGCAGGCTCCCCGCCCTCATTCCTTTTCACAATAGAAACACTCATCATAACAAGGCCTCCTTCGGTTCTCCCCCTGGGTGCAGACCTCAAGAGGGCGGGGAGGACGGACCGGTACTTCACCCTCTCCATGCCCGAGAGGAAATGCACAATCAGGGGCGGGATCGAGGGTCTCGATCCGGACGAGGCGGAAGAGCCTCAGCTGCAGAAGTGGCTGCGGGCCTACCCGGAGAAAAGGCGCTCTCCGATAAAGAGCGGGAAAGGAATGGCCGGCGTCTGGCCAGGTCGCGCTCGGGGTCACGTCCCGAGGGGTCGACCTCGCACCCCCCGGCACCCGGTCCGTGACCCGAATTTTACCCCCTTGAGACTAGGGCTGAACAAGATCCATTCAGCCACAGACAATGCTCGGGGGTATCCGACCTCAGCCCATAGGAGACTATGGACCAGAGGAGAGGGGTCAAAAAACCATTGCGTAGCGTTCTGGTTTCAAAGAAGACCTGCCCGCCTATGCCGCTGCACCTACCTGCTTCGTTTAGCTGTTTTCGCTTCGTCTGGAAGAGTAGGGGTAGAGAGTTCATTTGACTATGGCAGGCGGGTCGGGAAGAACTTCTGCTCCTGGAGCCTCAGCTACGGCGCCACGGCAGAGGTGGAGGAGGGAGCACTTCACCGAAGTTATCTCCCAGCTCGATACGCAGCTCCGGGAACTGGTTCTCGACCGCTTCCATCGCCGAACGGAAACGGGAACGGCAACGGGATACAGCCCCAAGTGCAGGCTTGAGCCCGATTAAACGGAGGGCACCCCATGATTACCCCCAAACCTTTCTCTCCGTTGCAACAGACACAGTGCATACAGAACCCCCAAGAAGAAGTACCATCCCCCCTGGGGGGCGGAGATCGTGCTGAGGTCCTTTCCCGATGCTGAACAGAGATGCACTATCTTCGGTTATGTTTGCACAATTTTCTGTGCAACTTCTCCTGAACACCCCCACCAGCAGATGCTCCCATTCGAGATCGATGTCTTGCCCCAAGCAGACTCGCCCTTGAAACTCAAACGATTTCAAGTGCCTGCCATCACGAGAACAATGAGAACAAAAACCGCAGCTTTACACCAAAACCGGCATGAAACGTGCTTTGAGTCAGTTAGGTGATCCTGCCATGTGACGCTACCCCACCTCCTTCGAAGCGAGGACTGCCATGAAACGGAGAATTCTTCGACTGGTCACCTTGTTCCTGCTTCTCTTACCTGTTCTCGCCTCTGCTGCCAGCCCAACGATTTCTTCTCCGGATCGACTGAAGGATCAAGGTACACTGGTTCTGCACGTGGCCTGGAATGGAATCCCTGTCGCCGGCGCTCCTGTTTACCTCTACAGCGAAACCGGCATATACCTGGACAGGTTTGTGAAAACAGACGCCCGCGGGCATGCACAATTTACGGTTCCAATGACGCCCCACAACTTCAAGCTGGGGTATAGGGGAAAGGAATACTGGACGGGAAATCTCCATGCAATCGCCGATCAGAAGCTTGAGGTGGAGGTGGTTCTTGAAAAATTGGCCGACATGTCGACGAATAACCCCACCGCCGCCAGATACGATGGAGAACCTCCCGTCTACAATCATGACCCCGTGCAGGTGGCCAGCCTCGGGACCTACGTCGGCATCCTTTCACAGGCCGCTGTTGCCCAGGT